GGATTCTGATTGTTCTGTAGAAACTTGGTTAAAAGGAACTAATTATCCTTTGTGGAGAAAGAAAGATTTACAAAATACATGGGATAATTTTGATGGACAATTTTGGACGAAAGGAAAGTTAAATAAATACACCTTCGTCAAGTCTTTTATTAAAGACGAAAGTTATACAGAGTATAAACATGCTAGAGGAATAAACTCTAGGCGCGATGAATTTAAAGTTAGGGTGGGACCAATCTTTAAATTAATAGAAAAGGAAGTGTTTAAATCCCATTGGTTTATTAAATATGTACCAATGAAAGACCGAATGAGAGTGATAATGGAGGAATTACATCAGGAAGCTGCCACTATAGCTGAAACTGACCATTCTTCTTTTGAGGCCCATTTCACACCTGAATTAATGGAATGCTGTGAGTTTGTGATGTATGATTACATGACACAGAATTTACCTGACAGGGAGTGGATAAATTTAGTTCGAGAGGCCTTGGGAGGAATTAATTATTGTCACTTTAAATGGTTTATTGTTGAGGTTTTGGCCACTCGTATGAGTGGGGAGATGTGTACTTCCTTGGGAAACGGATTTACGAACCTAATGGTTGCGCTTTTTATGTTTGATTATAAGAAATGTAGATCTGTTAAGGGTAAAATAGAAGGAGATGATGGTCTGTTCACCTTCTATGGGAATGGTCCCACTAAGTCAGATTTTGCCAAGATGGGTTTCACTATTAAGTTAGAGGAGCACACCAATCTGACTGAGGCTAGTTTTTGTGGCATTTTGGCTGATTCGGTTGATATGAATGTTGTAACGGACCCTCTTGTTGAATTGGTAGATTTTGGTTGGACGAAATCCCAATATGCCATGGCCAGTGATAAGAAATTGATGGCGTTGTTGAGGGCAAAATCCATGTCTATGGCTTACCAGTATCCGGGTTGTCCAGTCATTAAATCTCTAGCTAGATATGGATTACGGGTTACAGAAGGTTATCAATGTTATGTAAGGGGATTTGATAACATGTGGGTTAGAGATCAATATTCGGAGGCTTCAGCTTATATACGAAAATTTGGTGTTCCTGATGAGAAAATTGGAATTAATACGCGCTTGCTTGTCGAGCGAAAGTTTGGATTGTCAGTAGAGGACCAGTTTCGTATAGAACGTTATTTGGATAATAAGCATGATTTGTCTCCCATTAAATGTGCGTTTACTTTCGATTTTCCGCCCGCCTGGGTGGATTTTGATTCAAAATACAGGATTGCCAATAAATGTAAGGATTGGTGGGATTTAACGCATCCCGCTTTTCTACCAGTCGGGCGAAGAAATCGATGAGTTCTAAACGCGTGAAACGCAAGGGCACTGTTGCAACAGCTCGGTTGCAGCGGGATGTCAAAAAGTTACGAGCAGATATTAAAGCACGACCTCCTAGGAGGCGTAATAAGCAACCCCCAAACAGGCGACGGCGCAATAATTACAATAATTATGATAATATCGCCAGAATTGTGGGGCGTGGTCTCCGCACTGTGATGACCACTTTGGCTGGCTTCGGGGATTATAAAGTGAATGGAAATTCACTGATGACAGGAGGCATGGATCCCCCCATGATCGTTAACTCTGTCAATAATGGAGGCTTTATTGTAAGGCATAGAGAATATCTACAGGATATTAATGCCACGACTGCTTTTAATAATCAAGTATTTACCATTAATCCAGGAGTGATCACTACGTTCCCGTGGTTAAGTACTTTAGCTCAGAATTTTGAGCAATACCGAATTAGAGGTATGGTATTTGAGTTTAAAAGCTTGTCATCAGATGCTCTTCTTTTAGCAGCATCATCTTCAGCACTAGGATCCGTCATAATGGCAACACAATATGATGTGGTAGATCCACCTTTTCCAAATAAATTTGAGATGGCGAATTATGAATTTGCCAATAGTGCTAAGCCCTCATTAAGTTTCTTGCATCCAATAGAGTGTGCAAAAGGACAAACAAGTGTGAATGAGTTGTACATTCGAAATGGTCCTTTGCCAACCAATTATGACCCAAGACTCTATGATCTTGGTAATTTTAACATTGCTACAGTGGGAATGCAAGTTTCCACTGGTGTTTGTGGTGAATTATGGGTGTCATATGAAATAGAATTATTCAAGCCCAAACTCACCAATGAGTCGGAATTATTACGAACAGACCATTGGAATGGTACCGCTTTTTCTCCATCAGATCCTTTTGATGCTGCGGTAGCCTTTCCTGGAAACACATTACATATGTCTTTTCCTCAAACTGGAAGTTTTAACCAAATGGTGTTCCCTAATGATGCAGTGAATGGACAGTATCTCATTGTATATTTTAGCACAGGAGCATCAACATTGATAGGAGTTCCAGTAGTCACATATGTGGGGTGTAGGGCATTGCTTGGTTTTGCCAATAGTACAGCTCCTGTAGCACAGATACCAACAGGAGTAACAAGCACTGCATGGTCATGGACGTCAATAGTGCAGGTCACTTCATCTCCGGCCACCATAACCTGGGGAGCCGCTACTTTTCCTTATACTTCAGGATACGATATCTACATAACGGAATTGAATCCGCAAACCTCACCAAAATTTGAAATAGAGGAAATGACTACGGATTTAGAATGTGAAGCTGAGGAAGAAGAAGAAGATGACAACAGTGGACCAGACGAATACACAATGCAATTGTTGCGTAGACTTGGAATAATTACTGATGCAAATCGAATAGTTGATCTTAGAAAGATCAAGAAGTAAGCCATAAAGAACTGCCGTGAAG